AGCCTGAACATTGGAAGCATCGCTCCAATCCGTACTAAGGTCTCTGCTATCCTCAAGAACACTGTTGAAGAGGTCAATGGCATTCTTGGTAGCTTCAAGGAAGAGGCTGGTGAGTTCAAGCTTCGCCTTAAGACTGGTAAAGAGATTGGCATCACCCCAGAAATTATGAAGCGCACTCTAACAGCGTTCGCTGAAACCAAGAAGGACATCGCTGAAGTCAATGCAAATGTTCTCAAGAGCCGTAATGCTGCTGACCTTGTCATGGCACTCTACGGTCGCCAATTGGAATCACTTTTTGCAGGAGGCGACTCAGAAGTGAAAGAATCATTCAACCTTATCCGCTCTATCCAAGAGGATGGCGAAGGCGCTGTAGGTGGCGGAGCACCAGCTGCGGGTTCAGAAGTAGGTGGCCCTTCAGGTGGCGCAGCTGATCCCAAGTCCTACATCAACCAACCAAAGGCAGTTACTGCTGGCAATATTGCGGCGATGCCGTTCAAGTTGATGAAGGGTGGTCGCATGATCAGCCGCCGCGATCGCAAGTTTGTCAAGCCTAAGAAGTTCCCGATGCCAAAGATGGGTGTCCCTGAAGGCTTCAAGTCTCTTATGAGGATGGCCGAAGACTGGGCCCATGTTAGTGACATGAAGTTTGCTACTGACGTTGATGACTCGGCCGCTGCGCAGAATGACGTCGAGTTCAATCAGCTCCGCAACAATGTAAACATCGGCGACAACGTTACCCAGAATGACGTTAACCAATATCTTGACAAGGCACATGAGATCAACGATCAAGTTGACACTGTTACTTTCGGTATGGAAACAGATGAAGGCGATGTTGTTAAGGTCTACGTCAATGCTACTCAAGCAGATGAGTTTGAGTCTGCCCTCGCTCAACTCCTCGGTGAAGAGGATGACGTCGAAGAAGTTATCAACCAACTTGCAGCATCATTTGACATCGTCGACGTCGAGTGGCCAGCATCGTACTCTGACAACAACACAGAAGTAACAGATGATGGCGCAGTAGAAACCACAGATGAAGTTCCACCAGAAGAAGCCGCTACCGACGAACTTGATCTGTCGCTGGACAATGCAGGTGAAACCTCAGACGAAGCTCCTTCGGATGAACTCGATCTGTCATTAGACAATGCTGACGAAACTACAGACGAAGTTCCTTCAGACGAAGTTCCGTCGGATGAGCCTGTTGATGGTGAAGAAACAACTGATGAGGTTCCTTCTGACGAAGAACCAACAGACGACGAAGAAACGTCGGACGAAGAATCTGAAGATGAGGAAGAGACCGACGATTTTGGTCAGCCCATCAAGAAGAAAAAGAAAGCACAACCCGAACAGACGGAGGAATCAGTCATGCAATCCCTAGGCGAAAAGTTCAAGCAAAGACTGCTGGCTGAAGCCCGCACCCGCAAAGCAAAGGCTACCGAAAAGCCAGATCCAGTAGACAGTACTGAAGTTGAAGATCCAGCTATCGTTGCTGCTCGCTCGAAGTATGAAAAGCAAATGGGCGATCTTCTTGAAGCTTTCCCAACCAAGCAATCCAAAGCAGTCCTTACGCTTATGGTTACCTTAGGTGCTCCAATTCGTGGCCTAATGCTCCACAAGTCAGAGCTTCGTAAGACCATGGACAGCGCATCGGATCTTTATCTGAAGAACAGCTCCTTCAGAATGTGGGCTAAGAAGTTCCTCGAAGCAGTTGCTGCTAAGGAAGGTGTTGCTGAGAGTGTCAAGGAAGATGATGCTATGTTTGAGAAGCATCTCTCTGGTAAGTATCAGCACATCATTTATGACATCCTCGAGAAGCTAGGCCTCCCATCATCTGTTGTGGCTACTGCTAACCGCGCTCTTCTCACTGGCATCCGCGCAAAGGCAAAGCTTGCTCTTGCTGACTCTGATGTTCGTGTCTATCTCATGGCACTTGCTAACGTCCTCGACGTTGATACGACAGCGCACAGTGATGAAGACGAAGAAGTTGAAGGTAAGAAGCTTGGTGAAGCAGTTCTCATTGAAGATGCAGCACCAGCAATTGCCGCTGTTGAAGAATTTCTAACTGCTTGCGGCTTTGACACTCAGGGCTCCCGCTCGATCAAGATGCAGCTTAACCAGCAGCACGTCAAGTCTGCTATGATGAAGCTTGCAAGTGCTAAGATGATCTTGACGAGACTTGGCGTGGTGACAAAGCAAATTGAAGCTAAGACCCGTCTGGCTGGCGCAGAACCATCAACTACTAATCCACCATCCAAAGCAGCTCCTCAAATGGCAGGCTTCGTAAGGGCAGGTTCTTTAGTCGCAGAGGCGGAAAAAAAAACTAAAGACTCCTGGATAATGGCTGAGATGGGTAAGAGCGGCTATCTTTTGAAGAAGGACGGTCTTACTATCAAGCTAGACAGTGGTGAAGCAGACAAGTTGGAGTATGCACTCAACAACCACAAGACTGCTTCAGTAATGTCAGGTGATAAGCGCTTTGAATTCCGTTTTGATAAGAAGGCAAAGTCGTTCAGTGTTTACGACCTTGTTGACAAGCCTAAATTTCCTGAAGGTCTCCTGCTATCTAGCGAAGATGTTGCAGGAATCCTTTCTTTGATCGCAAACGAAACCGCAAACTAAACTATACCACATATGAAATACGCATACCCATCTATGTCAACGGTCCCTGTGAATGGGATGCGCTTCTATGAAGCGCCTAATGGAAAGTTCTATCCATCCATCACGACAGTACTAGGTGGCACTATGCCTATTGAGAAGGAAGTTGCGCTAAACAAATGGCGCACTTCCTTGGGTGCCAATGAAGCACAGAGAAGAACGCAAGAAGCAGCAGACAGGGGAACAGCAGTTCACTTGCTTGCTGAAAGATACTTGAAGAAGGAAGACCTAATTCAGGGTGAGAAGTTTAATCAAGCTGACATCAACAGCTATAACGCTCTCAAGCTGAAGCTGAACAAAGTAGAAGAAGTATGGGGTCAAGAAGTTGCCCTCTACTCAGATTTGATTGAGCTTGCTGGACGTTGTGACTGCATTGCAGTCTACAAAGGCAAGCCTAGCATTATCGACTTTAAGACATCGAGCCGTCTGAAGTCGAAGGAACAGATTGAGGATTACCGGCTACAGCTATGTGCTTACTCTATCATGCATAACGAAATGTTTGGAACTGACATCGTAGATGGAGTCGTGTTGATGACTTCAGATGGCGGCTTCCCACAAGAGTTCCATGTCGATCTTTTGGATTACGTGGAGCCTTTAGTAAAGCGCATTGACGCGTTCTATGCAAAGCTCTCTTCAACTCTGTAAGGCTCACCATGTCAAACAAGCAAGCGAACTACATTCAACACCTAGCCGAAAAGCTTCAGCATTTTGCTTGGCAAGCAGCGGGTGAGAAGGTACCATCAATTGAACAATTCAGAGACTTTATTGCCGCCCACATGAAAGACATTGGGTTAGTCTTTGTCTCTGATGAACAGTGGGTTGGCGAAGAGAAAGTGCCTGCACTTTTCAAGTCCCCATCTGCAGCTCAGTCCCGCAGAATGCGTGAGCTAGCAGGCATTCCGCATAAGGACAATTTTGTATGAACTCAGCAGATCAAGTCAGAGCGCTCCTAGATTCAAATGGCTGTACCGAGATAAACATTCTCCCAGTTGGAGATCACCACTATGCTATCACCTTCAGAGCAAACCCTGAAGCAGCTGTTGATCTTCCGCCAGCCCCAATGGATCTTCCAGTATCAGCAGCTGACTGCCCTCCAGTTCCTTCCGACATGGGAGCTCTTGGTGGTCCAGAGATTGAGATTGCTCTATCACCAGCTGATGCAGTAAGCATCGCGGCTCCTGTAGAAATGCCACCAATTGTTATTCCTTCAGTCGAACCGGTAAATCCATTCGCTAAGGAATGTACAGTGATGAGCCTTAACACCACGTGCATGGTCCCAACAGCCTTTGTCCCAGAAGAGCGTGTAAGTCTTCTGAAGGCACAACATGTAGAGCGCATGGGAGAGTTTGTCCTATTCACTTACTGTGGAATGTCCTACAAGTATCCAGTTGAACACGATGCTGGAACAGTTGCAGTGTGCAACTCCCCTGTTGACTTTACTGAAACGAGCGTACGACTTGCTCTTCAGTTTGCCGGTAGCACTATCACATATCCTTGCCTTCTCTCGGTTGTTGAAGGTGATCCTTGCTCTATCGTATTCGGTAAGGATCTAGAAGAGATGGTAAATACGGAAAGAGAGCATATCGAACATGATCAAGTATCAGCGCAATAACATCGTTTTTAGAATCTCTTCTGCCGATGCTATTAGCAAATTCAAGGCGACGCAAGCTCATTCATTCCTTCAGTTGACTCGGAGAGAATTAGACTTTGACGATGCTGCAAAGGAAGTCGTTCTTCTTGAGTATGACCGGTTTTCCCATTGGTTGTTCCGTGTTGAACGCATTTGCCAAAGTGCTGGTGAAATTGCAATGTCAGAGGCATTGAGAGAAGCTACTATTGATTCCTTTGAAGATGAACTGGCAGTGATAGAAAATGTTCTTAAATCTCATCCTTCAGTGTTCTCACCAGAGGTTATCAAATTTACGCAGATGGTTCATAGCTATTCTGCAAAAATGATTGCGCATCGCTTTGCACCACGCGAAGATAAGCACATAGATGAAACGTTTGCGGTGATAGTGGGTGTCATATCAAACTATCTACAGCATCTACTAATTACGATGCACGAGTTCAATAACAACATCATAAAGAAAATTACGCCTCCATTTATTTCGGTTGCGGATTTCTGTATTGAGGATGCGGTAGGAGCCGATCGGTTCCTTGCCAGCCTTACGCGTGCTAAGTTCTTCACATCGCATGGATTTGGATCACGGTTTGTACTAAAAGATTATTCTCGACACCATGTCTATGATGATGCGTGCGAATTCTTTAGCAGCAATGACATCCAACTTGTGCAAGAAGATGAGCAAGTACCTCCACTAATCTAACTATTGTAGCTCATGGAACTCATCTTCAATTTACTGAAACAACTAGCATCCACTCTGTCGACAACAGAGTTTCTGTTAGTGCTTGCGTTGGTACTATTGTCGAGTTGGACAGTACTAAAGTTTGTGCTTAAGCATTCTCAAAAGAAGGGCGGACTACTTTCACTTCTCACTAGTGAGGATCCAAACGAAAAGATTGAAGAACTATCCAAAAAGTTTGAAGCGATGCAGTTGCAAAATGTTGCTAATACAGAAAAAGTTCTTCTAGCATTTGAGAAGTTTTCTGACGAAGCAAAGATTCGCAATATGCACTACAATGAATCCATTGAGGATGTCTTAACACTTCGTAAAGAGTTTGCTATCTCAACTGCTACGTTGGTGAAGGAAATCGAAGACATCAACTACCAATTCAAGATGCACTATCAGCATGATCAACAGTCTCATGAAACTTCAAAGGACTTGATCAGAAGAATTAGCGAGTCTATTGAGCGCATCTTTATTCAGCTAGAAAAGTCTGATGAGTTCTTCCGCACTACTGTTCCAGAATTCAGAACATACCACAAGGATCTAAGCAAGGAGCTTAGCAACCTGGGTCGAGACGTAACACTCATCGAGCGCGGAATTCAAACTCAAATAAATACACAGAATGCAGTGAAGCTGCGCTAACCCATCATAGAGGCCCAATGAATAGCCCATTCATCATCGTTCAGGATTTTCTGTCTCCGCAAACATGCGAGCAGATCATCAATGACAACAGAGTCGAAGCTCCCGATACGGACCTCGATGGCAATCCGAAAAAGTTAGAACGTCATAACCTATTCTGGGATCAGGATTTGGCTGAACGTTTTCGCCCGCTGATTCCCGATATCGAAGAACGATATGATTGCGCCTATCGTGGTCTAGAGAAGCCGCTCTTCCAGTACTATCCCGAGAATGCAAAGGTTCCTGCTGAACAGCCAGGCTGTGAGAACTCCAAGTACATCCGTAAGAAGTGGGTGATGCACAAGGACGTTGATCTTGTTGGCTTCGTTTGGCTCAAGGATTATCAGCAGAATGTTCCACTAGACCCGCGATATGAAGTCTTTGGTGGCAAGCTCGAGTTCCCAGCATACAACTTCAGCTTGATGCCACAACGCGGTACGTTGGTTCTCTTCCCAGCAGGACCACACTTCATCACCGTCATCTCGCCTATCCTCCTTGGCGAACTTTATCAGGTCAAGTTGAACGTTTGCTTGACAAACAAGGCCGGTGGTAGATGGTTTTATCAGCCCGCAAATCACCCAGGCAAGTGGGAACAGTGGTTAGCCGAGTACTTTTGATCCTGTTCTGATGGTTTGATGCACGAATTGTTACACTTTTCTGGGCATATGTAACCAATCAC